CTCACAAGGTGCAAACGCCATGAACGAGTTCACCGATACATTCGTGTGGTACTTGTTCGCAGAAGGAACATTCTTGTTCCTAGATGGCGGCACACTGGATCTCGGAATTATCCGTGACTCCACACTTGTTGGAACCAACGACTACAAGATGTTCGTTGAGACCTTCGAAGGTGTTGCTAAGGTTGGCGTTGAATCACTTAAGGTGACATCAACTATCAACGTTAACGGCGCAGCAGCAGCTCTACGCGACACCACTGGTGGCGCAACAGCAGCCGCTGTAGAGTACTAAAAACTACTCACTCGTTGAAGGGGTGCCTAGCAATAGGCACCCCCGACACGGGATTTAAGATTTAGATAAGGATTTTAAAATGGCTTTCACTAAGACTGGTGTTGTAACAGCACCTAAGATTGTGCCTTCGGCTTTTGGCCTACTCGCCGTAGTCAAGCCAGAAAATGGTCCCGATGAGGACCAGTGGATTAGGGGTTTCTCGCAGGAGTGGGAAACTACAATCGAGTACCTAACTAACTGGGACGGCACTGACACCACTTCTGGTGTACTAGTAAATAACGCTACCGTAAATTACTACGACGAAATTAAACCATTTTTTATTGAAGTAGACGAAACTCGTTCTACTCTAGGATTTCTCGGTATTGACCGAATTGAAAGAATTAAGAGCCAGCTAGAAGGTATGACTCAAAAAGCTATCGAAGCTGAGCTTTGGGATGGAGCTGTTCGTAAAGGCGAGACTCACGAAAACAGGGCTCTCTCTTCTGCAACTGCAACAGTGTTAAATAGCGGAACTGCTGTTACTGCACGTAGGGCACTTGCGATTTTGGAGCACCAAATTGCTCTAGCTTCACAGGGTGGCGAGCAGGGTGTTATTCACATGACTCGCGATGTTGCAGCTCTACTTTCTAGTAGTTCAAACATGCTTTTTCATAACAAGGGTAAGGACCACCTACAGACTTTTGGTGGTACACCTGTTATTGTCGGCTCTGGCTACTCAGGTGCTGGACCGACTGGCGCAACAGGAGCATCTGCTACTGACGCCAACAAATGGATTTACGGCACTGGCACCGTCCGCACTTACGTGGGCGCTGTTGATGTCGTGAACGACAATCTAAGCCAAGCTTATGATGTGTCGGGTAATGCGAATGACATGCGTATCAAGGCAATCCGCCCAGCTGCGGTTTACTTTGATACTTCAATCCACCTCGCTGTTCGGGTCGACCTAACAGCCTAATAACTAAGGAGAATAGCTAAATGGCTACTCAGGAATATGCTGCAAGCATACAGGGTGTCTGCATTCGTGTAACCCGTCTGGACGCTGCAGGAAATCTACTAAACGGAGCTGGGGACAGTTATACAACTTCTGCCTTCATGCGTCTTTCGTTCACCCCAGAATATGAAGAGGGCGACGAAATCACGGAAAAGTCCGCTAACGGAAGCGTTTGCGTTACTTACAAGTCTCCAGACACACTAAAAAGAATCACTATGGAACTTGCAATTTGTGAGCCAGATGTTGAGCTAACCAATCTCATCTCTGGTGGTCTACTTCTTCGCAAGAACCTAGGAAGCTTTGCCACACCAGACAACAAGTCAATCGGTTGGGCAGCCCCAGCCGTTGGAGACGACCCTGCTGGTTTTGGTGTAGCTATCGAGTCATGGTCACACGCCATCAAGGATGGAAAGAAGAGTTCTACTCTTCCTTACTTCCACTGGGTGTTCCCATACGCTAAGCTACGTCAGTCTGGCGACCGTGTAATTGAGAACGGAATGCTAGCAACTACTTTCGAAGGCTATGGCCTTGGAAACCTTGCATTCCAAGACGGACCTGATGGCCGTTGGGAGTTCCCAGTTGCAGCAGAGCGTCCATACAGCTACGCACGTGCTAGCTACGCACCAGTAGGTCTTAACGGATTCTACACTTGGAACTACGATGGCATCAACGATGCTTCTGAAAACACTGGCTACACTGCTGTTACTGACCTAGACTCTTCACCAGAGTTTAACGTTACTAACAAGGCTCTTACTTCTAACGTTGCTACAATAACAACTGAAGTTGACCACGGTGCTATTGTTGGAGAAAGCGTAATTGTTTCTGGTGTTGACACAGACCTAAACGGTACCTTCACAATTACCGCTAGAACAGCTAACACCATTAGCTACGCTAAGGTCGCAGCAAACGTTGCCTCGACAGCAGTTACTAACACTAACGCTATTGTTAGGGTCACGTCTTCAACGTCTACCACTCAGTACAACGTACCTGGTAACGTCGGATACAACCCAGACATTACAATTGACCGCGTGATTCGTTCAAACGAGGACCCAACCTCTTAATAGTTGGTTCGATACGGGCGGCATGTCTCATTGTATAATTTACATAGACATGTCGCCCGTTTCAAATATTAGAAAGATTTAAAATGACAGCACTTTGGATTGAACCAGAAGAGCTAGGCGTGTATTCTCAAACTGAGTACGCAACCGAGGCCGCTCAGACAGCTTCTTTTTTACTTTGGGCTATGTCTGGACGTAAATTTACTGGAACTACTACAGTTACCGAAAGATACGTCTGCGCGAAACGTGCCTACAGAATGGGAGTTTCTTCTAGAACTTATGGTGGAGTTCTTATCAACGGTCAAGTATCAAACATCCCGTTAAATGACTTTGACAACTACGCTGAACTAGTTGCTGATGGACTTTCTCCAGAGTCTAGAATTAGATTACGTGGTCACCACGTTACTAAAATTCACACTGTTAGAAATCGTCAAGGAGATATTCTTGACCCATCAAGTTACTACCTTGTAGACCACTCTGTACTTCAGGCTACCGAAGGTGTTCCTTGGACTCCTTGTAACGTTGAAGTTACTTATACTTATGGCTCTCCAGTTCCAGCAGCTGGAAAAATGGCAGCCAGAACACTTGCAATAGAGTTTGCAAAACTTTGGTCTGGAGATGACGACTGTGCCCTACCTCAGCGTGTGACTTCCATCTCTCGTCAGGGAGTTTCTTATACTCTTCTAGACAGCCAAGAATTTATTGATGACCTAAGAACTGGTGTATATGCTGTAGACCTCTTCCTTAAGTCAACCAACCCAGACAAAGCCCGTCGCAAGTCAAGGGTATTCTCTCCAGACACTCCTAGAGCTCGTAGATACACTCCAAAAGCTTTGAAACTTGCCGTGGTCGCTGGATTTGATTTAACCGTAGTGGGCTCAACTCCAGCAGTTTGGGACTCTTCCACTGTGACTGGCGAAGATGTTTCTACATTTTTCACGGGCGGTGGATGGACTCCACTAGTTACTTTGAAAAATTATGGCAACACCAAGTCCGTGAACTTGGAAGCTTCTGAAATTACTGTCAATAATGCCAGTCAAAAAATTGTATTCTCGATTCCTTACTCTAAGGCCTACTCTGCACTTGGAATAGTTGACCCTGGTACTTGGACTTTATACGCCACTAGAACCGTTGGTGCAGTGGAAGAAGTTGCAGAACTTGAAACTGGAAACTTAAAAATTCAACTATATAGTTAGGAAAGACATAATTGGTTACATACATAGACGTAACTGGAGTATCTGAGGATGCTCTTAATCTTAGGGACATGCTTGAAGGAATTTTAGAGCGAGTAGAGACAATCTACCAATCTTACAACGTTCCTCTACCAAGTAGAAAATACTGGACAATGAGTGACCCAGCAATTGATTGCGAGCAATTAGTTGTTCACTTTAGTCAGCTTTATTTAGGCCCTCCAGGTGCTCAGGTTAGCGAGCCTCAAAGGTGCAATGTCACTAGAAGCGCTACCGTAAATATTTCTGTTTCCAGAGAGATAGCTGTAGTTGGACAAAATGGTAGGCCACCAACTCCAGAAAAAATTGCTCAGACTGCTACCGCTTCAGCCATAGACGCTTGGGTTTTGATGGAGTCCATAAAGCTTTTAGATATGTGGGACGACACAGGTTATGGAGTTGGAGTGATTGCCACTCTAGAGGCCTCCCCAGCTGAGGGCGGATTTCAAACTGTAGTTTTACAGATTACTATGGCGGTCCCATAAAATGCCACTAGGTGGTTTAATACCTGACAGTCCTTGGATTTATTACGGTCAAAAGGCTTTTAATAAATCTAAAATTTCAACCAGAGCTAAAACCATTATGTCTGGCAGCAGTTTTAGTTGGTCATTTAAAAAACTAGTAATTTACGAAAACGTTCTAAACCTTGAGATGAGAAGCCCGAAAGGCATGGTTGGAAGAAGCATGTCTGTTCTCGGCTCTAAAATGGTGACAGAGGCCAAGGCTCAGGTAGGGAAAGAAACAGGCTCCCTTGCCAGAAGTATAGGAATGTCGGTTTCTAGGGCTGCATATGGAGTAAAACTAACTGTCTATGCTAAAGATAAAAAAGCCTACATTCATCATGAGGGCACTAGGCCTAGGGTAATTTTGCCTAAAAATCCAGGTGGAATTTTAGTATTTTCTAAAGGCACTAGGGTCATAAAAACCGAAAGAGTTATGCATCCAGGAACCAAGCCAAATAGGTTTCTATCTGACCAGCTTAGAGAAGTTCCTAAGTACTTTATCTAAACTAAGACTCTTTTATTAGTGATATACTCATACTGTGCAATAACCTTTGCAAAATGAACTAATACAACTATGTAGAAAGAGAAATAAAAGATGGCTAAATTTAAAGACTTCGCGATTAAAAATGAAGGTGAAAAAGAACCTATTTCTTTCAAACTTCACGATGAAGAATTCCACTGCGTCCCAGAAATTCAGGGAAGCGTAATGCTAAATATTATTGAAAAAACCACCTCTGATAAGCCAGCTGACGCAGCTTTGCTTATTAAAGAGTTTTTCAAGAATGTTCTAAAAGATGAGAGCTATGAAAGATTTGAGGCTCTAATTCATCACAAGGAAAAAATTGTGAGCATGGAAACTTTCAGCACAATCATTACTTGGCTATTAGAGCAGTATGGTACACGCCCGGAAGCGCAGCCAGAGGCTTAATTTACTGGGCCCTTGACCTCTGGCCATACATAAACGGGAAGGCAATAGTGAACGGAGTAAATCTAGCTGGACTAGAAGCATCAGACATGTTAGATGTAATTCACTATTTCTTTGAAGAAGATATTAGAGACTTGGCTAAAGAGCAGATAGAGCAAAATAATTCTGTACGGGAGTCTATCTATGAAAATCTTTATGAAGGTAAATATAAAAGAGTTTTTGCTAAGACTAAAAGCTCTAATTCTTATGACTTTGATGAAGAACTTTCAGCAGAGGAAAA